CCTCTAACGTCAACCAAACTCTAGACGATAGCCATGGCCCATGACGGCTTTCGCCGTGTGGCTAGCAAAGGGCCTGCCGCGGTCTCTCTTACGAGACACTTATGACGGATTTTTACCGTCGCGTGGTTCCATCATAGACCTTTATGCGCTTGGCTAGAGGGTTTATCCCCTCGCATTCCCGCCGCTACATCCTGACGCGCGCTCTGTTCCTCACAGACACGTCTGGTCTAAGCCCGGCTCACCGCCGGACATTACTTGCTATCGCTTGCCTTGTGTATCAGCACAGGCACAGGCACATTAGCACAGTCTTACGCAATCATGCGTTAAACCACGGTCGCCCGTTAGGCCATGCGTCACAGTCTTTGAACCGATGGGCTCACGTAGCTTGCGCCACCGCCATCCACCACTAGGGCTAGGTAACTAACCAATCACTCAATCAATCACCATGGCCTAGTTATAGAAACCGGATTTGAGCCTGTAAACCGAAAAAATGCATAGATACCCGGTTTTCTGCTAAGTGCTTGATTTCATTGGAGAACAAAGTTTGAGCCTATGTCGCTCAGCTCTAGTTTGAACACTGTTCAAGAGCCTATTTATTGACTGATTTGTCACTAGTTTCTCTAGCTATATCAATCACTTAGCTATAGGTCGATTAGACCAGATTGATAGCAGCTAGGTTGTAGAGCCGTAAGCTATACTAACTATCGGTTGTATCTATGTATCTAGAGCCAGTTTCATATAGCTTCATGTAGTCATCTAGTATTCTATCAGACTAGCTATCTGTATTAAATCAGCATGGCCTAGTATCAAAGATCGGATTACTAGAGGGGCTTAGTACAGTGTGTATCTATTCTATCCAGTAGTCTTAGCTAGCTAGTAGGCTAGTCTTAACTCTACCAGTTAAACCGATACCGGCTTTATCTAGTCCACATATGAAGGGATGCGAAAGGCTTTTACATAACCAATCGGTTAAGAAGGCTTTATGTCTAGGAAAGAGAACAGGCGCGCGCGACTAATTCAAGCAATGCTATTTGTAAAGGGTATACCCTAGGCTATTCACAGGTATTGGATGCAGGGCTGATATGCAGAGAAATAGAGTAGGATTGCAAGCGTAGATAGATGCGACCGGCTTGACACAACCTAGAAGCAAGTGATAGTCTCGCGTACAGGCTCAGGCTTAAAATGCAGGAATAAGCAAAGGGGCCATGGGGGAAATCGCGGCTGGCTTCTGTTGGATACCCCTACGCAAAATTTCACCAATTTTTTGAACCAGTCCTGTACACGAGAGTTAATCAATGATCCTATCAATGCTTAAACGCACTAGCCACTGTCTCCAGCAGCTTAAACAGAACATACATACAGGCGAGCGCCAGAGCAATCCCGCCGAGAGCAGCCCACGTCACCATGGAAGACCTCCTGAAAATTAGGCCCACGCCGGGCCGGAAACTAGGGTAGCACGGCTGTTCACCGGGTGAGCCATATAGACCCACCCGGCAGGAACAACGGGCGTCAGCGAGCCTCCTAGCGGGTTGCTAGGTGCCCGATCCGGACATTAGTGCAGGCCCGAGTTATCGTCAGTAGGCGGGTACTCGGTGTACTCAAGCACAACGAACACGCCGGTCTGCCAAGCAGCCGACTCGACGTACACCGTACGATCAGTACGGAGCGGCTGAACAGCCGTAGCATTGAACACGCCGGTATTACCGGCATTCACCTGGGCACCAGCCGAGAACTGAGTACCAGCGGCAGCAGTACCGATCGTAACAGCAGCCTGGTTGACAGCACCGTTGTTAAACACAACAGCACGCTCCAGCACGCAGTTACCGGGCAGAGTGACTTCCTTGTTCGCAGTAACGCGGCCAAGAGTCATCTTGCGCTTGACCGGACCAGAGCCACGACGCCAATAGGCAACACGAGAAGTAACAGGCATTTAGACCTCCTTGTTGGTCTGTAAATTAACCCTCGGCAATAGCCGGGGCGGAGACACGTTCACGAGGAGCACGCTCCTGTGCAGCAGCTTCGACATCAGCAAGCATCTGAGCAAACCGCTCTTTGTCTTTCGGGTATCGAGCCTTGATATGAGCCATCAGAATAGCCATAGTAGCCAGTAGCATACTATGCTTGTCTTCCTGCCCGCGGACCGAAGCAGCTCGCTTCAGTACGACTTTCTTGATTTCGGACGTAAAGCCCCAACGATCGGTCGGAAACTCAAGCGTAGCAGGGTTGTCAGTAACCTTGCCAAGCAGTTCCTTAAGCTGATCATTCGTCACGACGCCCGGATTATGGACAGTCTTGGGAGCAATAGTGTCGTCCGTAGCCGCATCGGCCATTAGAACCTCCGTAAATTAGAAACAGACGCCCGTACACGCGCCAAATGCCCGGTATCACCAAGGCTATGACGGTGCAAAGCGTTCGGAACCGACGCGTACTGACCTGCAGTGGGCAGCGGGCGTCCATTTCCAAGGGGATTTGCTTGCATTTTGGCCCATTCATCCCGCTTCTGCGCAGCAACGACCTTTTCGGAGTCCTGTGCAAGAGCCTCGGCCCAGTATCGGGCTGATCCAGCGACAGCATCAAGCCTATCGTCATGAATAAGGGCACCTTTATCACGAGTAATACGGGCCATCTGCCAGAATAGGCTGTAGGTTTGCCGTATATCACTCGGGTACTTCTGACAGCGGAGCCAATCGAGCCGCAACAGGTCTTCGTACACGACGAACTTACCCGATCCGATCATAGGCTCAAGAACATCGATAATTCTCAGTTCTTTCTGTCCGCTTTCCCACACTTCTTCGATGTCATTGTTCTGGAGACCTAGGGTCGCCTGAGCAGCACGAAGATGCGGCAGCCACGATGCAGCGAATGCACCATTGCCGAAGTTCTTTTCAATGTGGATCACCTTAGGGCGCCACTTGATGCAGGCTGTAGTAAGCCAGCTGTACTGGGTCTCAGTGAAACCACCCGGCATACCATCGCACTCGGCAAGGAACACACGTCCAGCCAAGAAGCCTGTGATAGCGTAAGCGATTTCGTCACCGTTCTTACCACCGCCGGAGGGGTCAACGTACATATGCCAACCCTGCATGTCGGCGTGCTCGGAGACGTCCTGTACACGGAACATCTGATCCTTGAGCACATGCCCCTCCGGCCACTTGATCCGGTTAGCGTCTGTACGAACAAAGTTGAGCACCATTGGAGCCCGCTTACTCTCGACATCAAAGCCGAGGAACCGTGCGTTCATCAGCTTGAGCGGGTAGCGGTCTTGGTCCGACAACTTCGTGCTGAGCATATGCTGCAACTGGAAGTACGACGCACCCTGGTCAATCTCTTTCTTCGTAAGCACTGCTTCCGGTAGAAGGATCGGGTCGACAGGCTTACCACGCTCGCCGGTAGGGCCGCCACCAGACTGTAGCGTAGGGTTCTTCTTGATGCGCTCTAGGATGAGCGGAGCAAGGAAGCCCTCGTAGTCCGGCATCTCCTTTTCAGTAGGATACCGGCCCGGCCACACACGGATAGACGTACCGCGGCTTGGAAGCCCGTTGTACACGCTGTCGATAGACTGCGGAGTACCAAGCCAGACAATATCACCAGTCGAGTTGATCGATGAGAAGTCCAGCGTAAGGTGATGCAGTCGCGCCCGCTGAGTAGCCGTCTGGCTGTTCTTGGCGGACTCGATGTCGTCTGCGATAAGAAGGTCAGCGCGCTTACCCTGCATGTTCGACGTGATGCCAAGACAGGTGACGCTAGCAGACTTCTCAGGGCCTTTCAGACTGTAGTGGATATCGAAGGCCGTGACCGATGAACGGTCGCCTGCAGTCCTATCCGGACGCAGACACTCTAGCACTTCCATACCATTGATGATCTGAATGATCCAGTTCGCAATCTCGGTAGCCATATCGGAGCCGGCCGAGATAATCAGCACACGCGTAGTTGGATCGTGAATGATCCTCCACACAGCGTACGCAGCTGTAATTGTAGTCTTAGCCTGACCACGCTGCGCCTGTACCATTCGGTACTGCGGGCCGTTGGAAACATAGTCTCCGATGTCAAGCTGGATATCTGAGCATTTGAACCCCATGAAGCCCTCGATAACGTCCACTAGGAACGTCGAGAACTCCCGGTACTCCTGCTGGAGAAGTTCCAGGTCTTGCCACCGTTTGATGGCCTCTTCATGGGTCTCACGAACTACTGCCATGAAACCTCCTAGATTAGTAGTCACTGAGACCCCTCCGGAGAGGGGCCTGGATGATCACTCATCATCGGTCAAGTGGACAACGTTGCCCACCTGTCTGCGCTTCTGCCGGTTATTAGCCAGCTTGCGCTCAAGGTCACTCAACTCAGCAGACTCCTCTGGCTGGCAAGTGATCTTGTTGTCGTTCAGAAACTTAGTGGCTACGGTTAGTACCGACGCCGGTACTTCCGGCGGCGGAACGTAGTCCACCACTTCAAAGTCAAGATGGCTGTACGCCTCCTGGGCCTTGTCCACGTTGTCGAGGACCTTGCCTAGAACCGTGGCAACCTTCTTGTGAAGTGCACCAAGTTCCGTTTCGGATGCTGCACCTTTACTCATGGCCCTTCCACGTCCTTACAGCCCGCTTGCCGTCAACGTACAGACGAAGCGCAAGCAGGACTAGACCGCCAATAGAAGCAACTGCCGGAGCCACCGTGAGCAGATACCCGAAAGCAATACTCATTACAGCGACAATATACGAGACAGTGCTTTCGATGTTTTCATGCACGGTATTCTCCTTAGAGCTTAGACCACTGCCTGAACAACTCATCGACCTCTTCCTCCGTTAGAGGCGTCGGTAGAAGCGCAGCAGACGCAGCGATGATCGGGCTATCACGCCTGATTTCAAGAGCGTATTCCCATTCCTCCTGATCCTCTTCGGGCAGTGTAGAAATGTACGCATCCACCATTGGTTTAAGACCCGACGCTCGAAGTCCCTTACGGGCCTGTAGCGGGGTGATTGATTGCGGGACAGGTTCTACAGCAGGAGCAGGTGGAGTAAACACACCGTCTGCAAGAGACCACCCGATAGACACTAGAGAGGTGTCGTCTAGCTCGTACATCGACCCGGAGTCGGGGGTCCACCCACTCTCCGGATCAACAAGCACGATATTAATAACGACGCCTTCGTCAACGATAGCAAACCGCATTACGTCCTCAACACAGTAATACGCACTTCACCGCGCGCACCGGCACCAGCCGTAGTTGTACCACCAGCACCACCACCACCGGGAGCAGAGCCTGCACCACCAGTAGTACCCGTCGACGTGCCACCGGCACCGCCTCGAACAGACGTACCACCAGTGCGCCACGATCCACCGGCCTTCGCCGATCCACCGCCTGCACCAGAGTTGATAGTGCTTCCTGCAACAACGTGCGCACCTGCTCCGTCGTCGATTGCACCGTGTCCACCGGCTTCGCCACCTGCTGCAAGACTGCAGAACACCTGCGATGCAAGTGCCAGTGGAGGCTGTGCGTAATAGAACGCCCCGACAGTACGACCACCGTTTGCTGCAGCCGCAGTACCAGCAGTAGGCGGACCCTGACCACCGCCGGCTACAATCCCCTTGAATGAAGAATTGCCGCCAACGCCAGTAGGAGCAGTACCACCTGCACCAACAGTAACGCTCTCGGTAGCTGACAGTTCAGCGGCACGCATGAATATCTGACGATACTCACCACCCTGACCACCAGTAGCCTGCCAATCAGTAGCGTTCTGTCGTCCGGCCGATCCGCCGCCCCACAACTCGACCATTACGAGTTCGGTACCCGTCAGTCCTGCAGGCTTAGTCCACGTACCAGATGCAGTGAACGCCTGATAATCAGGAGCAGAGATATAGCTGCTGATGTTGCCTGCGTGTAGGATATTGTGCCAAGTCGGAGTAACAACGCCATTAGCAGTCGTAGCTCCGGATGTACCAGCGTACTGGAACACACCGCCGCCAATACGAATAGCACCGTAACCTATGCTTCCGTGCGTGATGGACGTTCGGTACTCGTTGCCAGCGTTGTACGCAGCGTGCAAGTTACCGCCAAAGATGGCAGCGCCTACAGCGTGATCAGACGACATATCTCCGTACGAAACGTAAATCTGCCGTCCATTAATAGCGCCTACAACCTGCAGAGGACCATTGAACGTACCCGCAGGTGCAGTAAGTGTACCGCCAACGGTGAGCGCACTGACAGTAGTAACAAGATTGTGGTACACAGACATCTGCTGTACAGCAGCGCCCGTCGTAGGATCGGCCGCGGTAATCTGCGTGTATCCGCCGAAGCCTGCACCAATGTTCGCTACAACACGGAAACCGCCCATAACGTTCCATGCAGAACCAGTCCAGCCCTGCAGGTTGTTGTTACCGACAACTTCGCCGTTAAGAACGGCAGTAGGCGATGCGATCGTGCCGTTAGCACGTCGACCGATAAAGCCTGCACCAGCAGCGTACCTAGTAGCCTGCACAGGCGTAAGACCACCTGCGTCACTGTTTACGTCTACAACAGCCTCTGCAGAAGCAGTCTTGTTGAAACGCCAGTTGCCAGTGACCTGTGCACTTGCCTTAGGCGCCTTCTCGTCCTCAAGCTCCTGGATAGCGTTCTGTACGTTAGTAGCAGCAATGCCTCCATACGGCGTGAAAGAGATAGTAAGCGCCGAGCCAGCAGCAAAGTCCGCAGCCTTCTGAGCCCAATGGTACGCACTGTACTGCCCACTTGCAACCACTACATCTTCTGCCTCGTTAGCCCACTTCTGAGCCAGCGTAGCAGAGTTCGTAGCATTTGTAGCTTGCGTCGTAGCAGTGCTCGCAGAGCCACTTGCAGCCGTAGCTGACCCGCTCGCCGCCGTGGCGGAACCCGCCGCAGCAGTCGCAGACGCAGCCGCGTTTCCTGCGCTTGTCGAGGCGGCAGACGCCGATCCCGAAGCAGCCGTGGCAGAACCAGCGGCGGCAGTTTGGGAGGCGCTAGCGGCGCTCGCAGAGCCGGCAGCAGCCGACGCGGAACCCGCGGAAGCAGTAGCAGCAGTCTCAGCAGACCCCTTGTACGAGAACGCCTGACTTGCAGACGTACCGGCATCAGTAGCAGCGTCCGCCGCAGTGCTTGCTGCATTCAATGCAGTGGTAGCAGCCCCTGCCGCAGTAGTAGCAGAGCCAGCAGCCGCAGTAGCTGACGTAGCAGCAGCTGTAGCTGATGTACCAGCGGCACTAGCACTAGACGCAGCAGCGGCAGCACTAGCTGCAGCAGCAGTAGCCACAGCCTGATTGTCCGCAATACGCTCGTTAACGTACTCGACAGTAGCGGCTCGATCCAATTCATCTGCATCAGGAGTACGGAGGTTAATGAACTGGAACCCGCCGACGTCAACGTCAGCATCGAACCGTTCAAACCTACCATCCAACACCTCGTGGACGAGCATGATCATCTGCGTCTGCATAAGCTGCAGGTTGTCTTCGTTCATGATGTCTTCGTCGTTGAAGTTAACGAGAAGTTCATCGCGCGGAACAGTACGCGTAAAGATTACATCAACGTCGTTACCCGGCGCTGCGCCAGAGATAACAAGTTGAGTAGGAGTGACGAAAGTAATCGTCCTGTAGATCGGGTTTCCGGAGCCATCAACCTCACCTGCAACTTGGCAAGTGACATCAGACTCGTTCAACCAGCCGAGAGTAAAGGCCACGTTAAACGTGTTAGTAGAGCCTGTACCTTTCAGCACAATACGAGAAAGTGCCATGATCGCTCCTTATTAGGTTATTCCATATACGAAGGTGCGGAAGCCGGGCGGACCCGGCCTCCTATTACTGTCCAAAGATAGCTTCTGCGATCCCACGGATCGGTGCATCAGGATCACGACTTGCGTCGGGAACACTATCAGCGATTGTGCGCGGTGCAGTATCAATAGGACGTTGCCCACCGAGCAACCTATCTCCCATAGTCTTAACAGAGCCATCTTCGTTGCGCTCTGCAGGATTAATCGGAAGTAGCTTGCTCAGGTCACGGTTCCCGTTGGACTTAAGTGCGTTCAATCCTCCATTGATTAGGTAGGTGTTACCAATCAACGGGATGGCCTGCAGAGCAGACACATCGCGAGTAGTGAACTCAGTAAGCCCAGTCGGAGACGCACCGATCTTGAATGCAGCTTGCGGCAGCATAGCAAGTCGATTGACTACACTGTACGCAGCAGGAACACTTAGGATACCCTGACGGCCACCGAACTGCTCGATCTTGTACTCTTCCTGTCCAAGCATCGTAGCAATAGGATCGTACCACATAGGTATCCAACCAGCCATGTTCGAGTAGTTAAGCGCACCCTTAGCGAGTTCGTCCCACTCAAGCTTCTCTGGCCTGTTGTTCATGGTCTGCCTAATGTAGTAGGCCATGCCTGCAGTCATCATGCCCATCCAGAACATGTTGACGGTGTGCTCATCAGCCAGACGCATGTTCCTACCGAACTGTTTGTCAATCGCCAGTAGCGGGAAGCTCTTGAACTGGAAGAACAATCGAGCGACGCCGTTCTTGTGGAACAGGCTGTTGCTTTCTCCGATCATTGCTTCCTGCACAAGCTGGTTGGTAACTCGCACCATAGAGGTCCTGAAGTTCTCCAAGTCCTGTGCATCCCACATATCCGCATTGAGACGCTCAAGGCGCCCGTTAACAAACTTGACTGTGCCGTCGTCAACGTACTTCTTAAGCACGTCCAGATCGACGCCCATATCCTTGAGACGCAAATCAGAAAACTGTCCAGCGTTGTTATTACGGATAGCCTCGAAGATACGAGACGTAGCAGACGTAACAGCAATCCTCTGCTGAATATCGCGCACAGCAAAGAAGCCATTCAGCTTGCCCTGCATGTGCAGACCAGTATCCAGCGCACGGTCAAGTTTCGCGAACAGTTCGCTCGATGCCGTCATCTTACTAAAGTCTTGGATCATGTCCATCTTGAACATGTTCTCTGACGGCAAGAAGAACGCAAGGTGCTCTAGCTCGTTCCTGAGCGGAGTGCCTTTACCAAGGTACGTACCAATCTCTTCACCAGCATGACGGAAGAAGTGCTTAAGCCCAACTGCACCTGCGATGGTACCAGTCTCAGCGGCCTGTGTAAGACCAAGCTGGTTGAGCAACGACAACCGCGTCATCTTAATGACACGATGGATAGCCTGACCATCGCTCATGTCACCAAGGTAGCCGCCATTGAAGTACTTCCAGACGTCATCAAAGTCCGTGTCCTTAAGAGGACGTGGCTCGTTGATAAAGTCCTGTGCACGATCTGCAATACCGTCCATACCAGCCCTAGGAGCAGGACGCTGGTAGTCACGCCAGAACGCCTTGTCCTCGGCAAGCGCAGCACCTTTGATCAACTCGAAGTCTTCGAGCGATGTAATGCCTTTGCGAGCGAGTGCAGACAATCCAGACGTCTTGTTAGCACGCTGGTTCATGATACTGAACAGATCAGTCTCAAGCAAGTCCATCATACGAAGATTACCAGACGTAGCACGGTAGTCGATGTCGATGCGGCTCTTAGTAAAGCCGGGTCGCATAGCCTCTTCACGAGACTGTCTGAGTACACGCTCGATCCTATCGATTGCTTGCGGATCAAGTCCGTTACGTGCAAGCGTAGCACGGAACACAGTGCTTTCGTCACCAGACAGCAAACCGAGCAGGTTCATAGAATGCCCCTGATCCTTGCTGATAGCACGGTCAAACACGGCAGTAGCAACGATCTTTCGATCACCTGCGTTCATAGTCGGATGCAGCTTTGCGTACTGTGCGTCGATGAAGTTGATAATCTCCTGACGCTTGGCTGTACGAGCAGCATCACCGCCCTGCGAAAACGCTTCGTTGATCATCCGATTGAACTTACTTCCAGACCACCACTGCGGAATGTACCCGCTCTGTGGCTTGAGGTCCTTGTACGCGGCAACGCCAATAGCGCCAGCGCGTCCTTGTGCAATCTCAATCTCCTTTGCGAACATGCTGTCCACGGAGTCTGCAGCCTTGCGAATGAGCGGGTCCTGTGTACGGTTCCCGCCGAAGCGCCTAGCCATCAGTTCAGCGATAACGTTCTCGTTGAAGTCCTCAGTAGCCCTGCGGAACTTGTTCGTCTCGAAGAACTCACTGGACCAGCTAGTACCGTGATTAAGCGGAGCCCACTCTTTAATGGCCTCCATATAGCCCGTCATTTCTCTAGCGAACTCACGACGGTACCCTTCACGCAAAGCAGCAGCAGACGTAGCATTACGTGCTACACCAGCCGGGCTCTCAAGGATTTCGTACATGAACCTCCGAGCGACCAACGAGCCCTCTGCACGAGCAAACTTGTGCCAGTCAGTACCAAGGCCGATCGCTGATGCAGTCTTGCTAAGAAGCTCTGCACTCCGTCCAGCGACAGTAGACACAGCATTGCGAGTGCTGATACCCCAATCGTACAACTCGTCTAGAACACCACTGTTCTTCCGAGCCCACTCCTTCGTGTCGTTGATTACGGCGACGTACCGCGAGTTGTCCACGCCAGCAGTAGCACTGCGGACGTTGACCTGCACGGCACCGGCAGTAGAACCGAGGTCCGAGATAGTACCAGTCTCTGCTGCATCGAGGTCTTCAAGGCGGAACACCATTGGACCATCAGGACGTTCTGCAGCTTCTGCAACAGCACCAGTAGCAGCGGCTACGGGTTTGTTAGGAGCAACGTCTGCTTCGCTGGCATTACGCACAGCGATGTCGTCTGCTCCAGACCGCCACGTAATAGGGTTGCCAGTCACCTCCCCGTAGGTAGGATTAGGCCGCCTTCCATTAGTGATGTTCTCTCCGTGTTCCTCGATAAGCCGAGTGTGTAGATCAGCAGCTTGCCGGCTAGAGCGCGACAGTGCACCGCCAACTACACCGAAGCCACCGCCGAACAATCCGAACGTAATGATGTCGTCAAGGTCAGCAGTTGGGTTAACGGCGAAGTCCACAGCACCGAGAGCAGTACCAGCAGCGGCACCGCTAAGTCCACCAGACAGTACACGGCCTGCGCGAGTAGACATGATCCCTGCCTTAGCACCAGCAGACACGCCGCCTGACATAAGAGCAATAGGAGTATCAATGTCAATACCACCAGCAATGAAGCCTGCCACAAGAGAACTACCTACACCGAAGTGTTCAGCAATACGATGCGACCGCAGCATAGCTTGCTGGTCATCGAACATCATCTGTGCTTCTGCAGCATTACGGGTCTGCAAGAACCTGTGTATCTGCGGACCTGGGATTTGTTGCCTGCGCGGCTCAAGCCACCGCATCTTGGCTTCTGCATTCCACTCAGGGTCTGCATCGCCTGCATGGACAAGCCTAGCAAGGTCTTTGTAGATACTGACGGCAGTGTTACCACCGTCTGTGAAACTGCGCCCAACCAGACCACCAAACGCGACAGGACCAGCGAGCATTCCGTTGCTCGACCACGATCCACCGTTAGCGATCCATTCTTCTTCTTGGCCCTTGTTGGGATCAGGGCTGTAATCTGTAGGGAGCCTAGGCGCACGTTGAATAGGTGCAGCAGTGGTCTGTGGCTGCTGGCCCGGCATTAGAATGCCCTGTCGTTGAAGACCTTGGGCGATAGCTGCGTCAACAGCTTCAGTATTGTCCACTGTAATCTCCTTAGATAGTAGGAGGGCATTCGCGCCCTCCATCTATGTTAGCGCGGCTGTAGAGGATTAGCCGGCGGTGTTGCTGGTGCATTAGGCATACGCGGAGTAGGCGCATCCTGCGGACCACCAGAAGTAGTCGGAGCAAGATACGGCATAACGCGAGACTGCGTAAGGCTGTCACGGATCGACCTGAACACATTCGACAGTGTACTCGGCTTGTCCAGAACCTCACGACGATACCGCTCACCAACTGCGCGGGCATCGTACACGATCGGGGGACCATCCATCCACTCGTTGTTCGGACCAGTCTTAAGCACAACGGACATCTGTCCGGTACGCTCATTGTAGTTAAGTCTGAACTGCGGAGCAGCTTGAGCAGCGTTGTCTCTCGACTGCTGACTAGCGCTGTATCCAGTAGGAGCACCAAACGCCTCGCCAGCCTTAGCGGCCAACTCGACTGGGTTCATGCTCCACGGCCGCGACGGTGCGTTGTTAAACCACCACCGACCAGCGCCGTTCATCGGGTCCTTACCTGTACGCATCCACTCTGTAGCGGCAGCGTTCAAGTCGCGCACAACAGTGTCAGTAACGGCACGGTTGATTGCGTCTGCGCCGTACGACGCAAGGCCCATCCGGTTCTGAATACTCATTGGTGCAGCATGGTTAGTCTTATTGCCCACTGCCTCTGGAGAGGCAGGGATAAGGTTCCCACCGACAACAACGGTATTAGACAGCACACGGTCCATGGCGATCTTCATGTTCACTTCCCGCGTATGATGCGGGTGCAGTGCACGAAGTCGACTAGCCTCTTCCATGATCCTAGGCGTAAGATCGCCTGCACGTGCAATAGCGTCTGCACGGTCACGCTCACTCACAGAACCATTGAAGATGATCCCGTCGTTCGCCATAGTAGACATGGCTTCCTTTACACGAGTAGTAATCTGCTGTTGCTCGATTACACCGGGCTGGTAGCTATTCTGGATAGCTGCCCGACCTTCCTCGGTACGGTTGACCTGCATAGTCTCTGCGGCCTTACGAAGAGCCGTCTCGATGTCAACACCAGACACAAGTCCCTCTGCAGTCCTGAACAGAGCAAGACCATCAGCATCCTTGAAGTACTGCTGCATGTACGCAGAGCCAACGCCCGGATCACGCGACATGCGCATCCAGATGTCGAACGCCTGCATGGCATCCGGCCTGATCTTGCCAGTAGTAGCATCGAGGATACTTCCAGAGCTAGCAGCAGTAAGCTGTGACTGCAGACGCTCGTTCACAACACCCTGCCTGCGCATGGCACTGTAGAACGACTGGTCACGCATACTCGCACCCTGCGACTCAAGCTGGCCTCGCATAGCAGGATCACGCTCGCCCTGCACAATCGACGCCATACTAGCTGACAGACGATCGTACATCTGGTTAGACGCGAACTGCCGTGCGTCGACTTCCGTCTTGTTACCGTTCTCATCGTAGCGGATAACAGACCCAGTAACGCCGCTCAGTCCAGTACCCTGTGACAATGCAGCCATAGCCCGAGCCTCAACTGCGTCCGACCTAGCCTTCTCATCAGCACGCTTCCGCGCTTCCGATGCAAGCTGTGCCTGCTGCTGTCGCTCAGTGTTCCACATAGACTGGATGAAGCCGTTAAGCTGTGCTTCTGGAAGACCAGCCCTCGAAGCAAGTGCCCTGAGTTCTTCGTCTGCCTTCTCTGCAGTATACGTCCTGTCTGCGTGTCGCGCAAAGATGTTCGTAGCCTCGCGCTGGACCTCTGGAGAGAGGTTCATACGATTACCACGTTCCTTGTCAGCAGCCACAACCTGAGCAGCAAGCGCCTGTGCCTGCGTGTCAGTCATAGCTGCAGACGCCTTGCGCTGCTCGATCCTAGACAGTACGTCGTCAAGGCTAGCACGGCCTGCGCTGATGTCTGCAAGCTGCTGATTGTTCCAGCGGATTGACTCCACATTGAACTCGTTCAGCTTGCCAGTACGGTGTGCTTCTGCTGCGCGCTGGACGGTCTGGATTTGCTGTGTAGTAGCACCAAGCTCGTACAACATACCAATACCACCGGCGTCACGATACAGCTGATCCGATCCAGACTGGAACTGGATGAGCATAGCATCAGTGAGCGCCTGTGCCCGTACAGCACGCGGTGCACCAGACCCACGAATAAGCTGCTGCACCTGTGTCTGAGGACCGGCTTGCGGAGCAGCCATCGGGCTAGCACCAGTCTGGTTAGGATCAGTACCGCTAGGTCCTTGTGCACGAGGCGGAGGCGCCTGCGCAGCCAAGTCACGATACCACTGCGGAGCATCCTTCATGTTCGCGTTAGAGCGATTGAACATGAACCATTCACCGCCCTGTGCATCAGACATGTCTACGTGCAGGCCATTGCCGCCGCTGTACATTCCGAAGCGAGTAACACCCTGTCGACGAAGCTCTTGAACAAGTTCCGCCTTCTGTTCGTCACTCATACCGCGCAGATTGATGTCTACAGCGTTGCCATGCAGATGCTGCGAACCACGAGCACCACCAACTGCAGCGTTACGTCCAGACCCGCCTGCACCGCGATTACCAGAGATAATCTCTAGATCGCGACCAAGCGCCTGTGCTGCACCAGTAACTCGACCACGAAGGTCGTCGCTGATAGTAGCTTCCTCTGGACGTGAGAACGTGATGCGCCCGCCAGTAGTGGCAGGAGCCGGCCTAGCGCCAGTGTACGCGCCGAGCCCGCGCTGTTCAGCAGTCGGGCCGGGAGTAGTGCCATCGGCAGCAGGGCTACCGTCCGTGGTCACGCCAGCGGCTTGTGCAGCCTGTGCTTGCGACGGGATCAGAACCGGCTGCGATACACCGGGACTGTTAGGACCCTCTGTAGCACCGTCTCCCTGACCGGGCGTATTACGCATACGACCAGAGAACCTGTGTCCACCGATCTGGATAGGACCACCGCTCTCGCTCTCTGTATTTGCAGCCCAAGCAGGGGCCTGTGCCATACGTCCAGGAGCATAGAAGTGCGTTGCACCGTTAGTAGGATCGACATGGCGTCCAGACAGAACAGACAATGCAACCTGCCTAGCACGGCTGTACGCTTCTGTACCAGCCCACTGTTCAGGATTGTTGCCGCCCATGCCCGGAGCGTTCCACGTAGAGAACTGCTGAGGCTGCTGTGCAGTAGCTGCAACGCTGTTACCCCAACGCCCGTCGATAGTACGGTTGACAATGACGTGCGCCACTGCAGCCATACCCTCCGGTCCCTCACCGGCAGCTTCCCCTAGGATCGTCTTGGTAAGCACGTCCACGTCGCCGGGAGCAAACTGTACCGTTCGCCGTACGACACTAGGGGAGAGCGCCAGCGGGACGTTACCCGGCATGACACGGGTAGCGTCACTGTTAGTCCGCGAGGTACTAAGGAGATTATCCCGCAGACCAGTCTGAGTTCTCTGCTGATTGAACGTATTGTGCGCAGACGTATGCTGTGCAGCAAGTCGAGGTCCAACGTCATCGAACGCAGCAGCCCACACGCGACGAATAGCAGGATCAGACGGTAGGTTCCTAAGAGCCTCTGCACGACGCTGCGTAAGTTCTGTCGCGTACTGCTGCGGCGTCATTTCACTGGCGCCGTTCTGGATACGCTGCAGTTCGTTCTGGTAGAACTGGGAAGCAGTAGTAGACGCATTAAGCGCCTGCCATCCCTGCATGGTGTAGCGATTACCTGTAGAGGCGATCTGCTGCTCCGTCTGGCCCTGCATGAACGCAATACGGCCCTCGGTCTGCCACTGCTCCTTCTTCACGTCAAGGACGCCTGCAATGGCCCCGTTCAAGCCGGAGATTGCTTGCTCCAGTTTATTCTGTTCTTGCTGCCAACCGTTGCCACCAGACTGCATCGGGTTCTTGACAGGCATCGTAGTAAGGTCCCGCTCGGGGAGCTGTTGAACTCCCTGTTGAGCGAAGGGATCACGCACTACGTCTCTACGGCCGGGTTCAGCCATTGTTGCTCCTTATTGGTTCTGCTTCCAGAGCTTCCCGAGGTCGCTCGTCAGTCCAAGAATATAGGACGCGGGGTTCGGGTCTGGAATAGTACGCAGATCAAGCTGCGCCTGCGCACTGAATGCAGACTGCTGTCGCTTGTTATCAATCTGCATAAGCTGCATCTTCTCGTCGCGCTCAAGGTCTTCACGTTTGCCAGCAGCATTACGCTCGATGTCAAACAGTACCATATTCACGCTACGTCCGGTTGTACCCGTTGCAGCAGCAGCGACCTCGGCAGAGGCAGTTGTAGCCGCCTCCGCCATACCGATCTGTTTACGCATCGTGTGCACTCGCTCACGAAGCATGTTCTCATTCGCAGTAAGCGCGTTCTGATTTTGAGCATCAGCCATACGCGTCATGCGGTTGTTGTAGTCCTGCCAAGCGCGGTCGGCCTCGGCCTTCTTCTGAGCAGCCATGTAGCTACCAAGCTGACCAAGCATCGAACCGAACGCTTGGAGGCCGAACATTCCATAGTTCATTGCTGACCTCCACCGCCTTGCATACGACGGCCTCGTTTGTTGTATTGCCCAACCCATTCGATGTCCAGCAAGGTCATCGGTAGATGCGAGGCAGTAAAGATTTCCACCTCTGCTCTGGACGTGTCTTCACGGAACGGAACTACGAACTGCTCTGAGCTAAGCACCGGGCGTCCAACTTGGTTCTGCGCGTTGCCGACAATCCTGCCTTCAAACGACACAGTAACAGGGTCTTGCCCCGGAGCCATGACAGTAGCGTTAATGTCTCCGGTCTCGTCAATAGCCACAAGGAAGTTCTTGACGCGCAGTTTACCAGTACCCATGACAACGCCGTCTTGATCCTTAACAAGCGGCATAGTGGGCCAGTAGCTACTGCGATACGGGATACCGCAAATAACGTCTCCGCCGTTCATGTCATACTTCAGAGTGACTGTCCACCATTCTTCAACAGGGTCATAGACCTTGGACAAGATCGGTACAGTCATCCCAGGATTAGGACAATTGGTACTCTGCACTACAACAAGGTCGTTAGCACCGAGTCGGTTGTACGGCAGTACGAACGATGTGTACACGTCGAACACGTCGAACCTAGAGTCCAGATGCACAGGGTACTCGACGCCACCGTCCTCTACAATATCCAGAGACATGCGGTACAGAAAGTGATCTGTACCCTCACGCAAGATGAAGTAGATGATTTCCTCGTCGAAGAACATGAACACTGCTTCGTGCGGCAGAACCCACTTACTCCACGCAGCCTGCACCTTCTTCTGGTCATTCCAGATATACTGGTACACGTACACAGTATTCCTGTCTTGGTTGGTCTGTACAAGCAGTGTGTCGTAGTTAGACGACGCTGCTAGCTTAGTAACCTTGCCAGTGATGTACTTCGTTATCTGCTGCGTGATCGGCCGCGTGTCATTGATGTCCGTACCGCCTTCAGTGAAGAACTCACGGAGGCCAGTGTAGCGCCCGTAGTTCGTCGCAAAGAAGACGTTGCGTCCGCTAGGAACAGGCTTAGCATTAAGCTCTGCTTCAAAAGCAGTAGTGAGAACCAGAGTGGCGTTCGCAGGAGTAAGTGCAGAGCGTCCGTAAACAATGAACTGTCCTTTCTGCGAGAACACAACTAGGTCTCGGTTATGCGGAACGACGGCTAGCATAGTGCTTGCCTCAACTGCAGTAGAACTGATGTCGATAGGATCAGTCTCAATCAACTGCGCAGCACTGCCCATCCAGAAGTCGTCGTACTTATTAGTCTTCGACATGATGGCATAACTGCCAGCAAGGAACACTAGACGAGACTGGAATGTCGCAATGTCGTTGATCGCATTACCTATGAAGCTAGGCTTAGGGTTTGAAATGTCGGTGCCTGCTTCACGATCCTGCCACTCGCCCTTTCGATATACGAAGGCATTTGCGGTTGGATTGTACTCAAGCACATGCGGCATGGTGTCTTGATCGATCCTGTACTCAACGCCGTCGCCGACGCACTCTTGCCAGTACCCAGGTTGGCCGAAGCCAGTACCGATTGGGGTAGTGCCGTCGTCTGTATTGAGTTTGAACTGGAGGAACATGTCCTCTTCTGGATCAGTCTCCGTAGCAATACGGGCAAGGTACCCATGCGGGGCAATCCGCGGTAGATCGGCAGTATCTGCGACCTGATCCGTCATTACCTTCATGTTCACGTTGCCCTGATCGTCAGAACACGACAGTTCAAAGGTCTGTCCGCTGTTCGCCTGAATGTGGATAATGTCCTCGAACCGGCTTACAGTGTAGCCAGTAGCGAACACCCCGGTCTTCTTCAAATACGATCCTGCACCGTCGAGATCAGTAGATTCTCCGGCAGGTTCAACAAGTCCTTGGAACAGGCGACTTGCCACCCACGCAGAACGAACGTAATCGATCATGTCTGCTTCTGAGCCATTCGGCGGCTTGTAGATAGCAGCAACAACTCCGTCAACGTTGATACGGAACTCGCGCCCGTATGCGCCACCAAGTACCTGCACGATACCCATGTGCTTAGAGCTAGCGCCCTTGTTAGCGTACGCCTTAACAGACGGACTCATCGCCGGGATGATAGACTTGTTCGAGATAATGACTTGGTTCTCAACCGTACCGAACACAAGCTGTCCTGCCGCAGAGATGTACGCCTCTGCGCCTGCTTGAATTGCGCACGGGATAACGTTCGCATTATAGTCCGTAACGGTGATCGTGCCATCATGCACGTAAGCAATAAACTTCGACCCGTTACGAGTCTCGAAGTTGTGAAATCCTCGCACGTTAGACGAGGCGCCGAGCCCGCCCACCAGATCGGTAGGAGCCCGGCGCGCAAGTCCCTGCACAGGGTCAGACGTCATATTGACCTGTTCCGTGCACTGCCCCGGCAGCCTATCGCGAGGCGGCTGCTGAGACACGCCCTGTAGGAGCGACTTTAGGCTACCGTCAACTTTCATCTGAATCTTCCTCCGGGAAGCATTGGATTAGTCGGGCTGGACACACTGCGAATGCGATACGTAAGTTCGCGAGCAGCGGGGCTGTCCAGTGCATTAACTGCTAGAGCCTTCATCTCTGCAGCTTTAAGCGCGTGCCAAGCGAGCGTCTTCCGCTCATTCAGCTTGTTAGCTTTCGTCATGTCGCCGTCGTCATCGACGTAGAATGCCTCCGCTGCCATGTGCTTTAGATAAGCAGCAGCAACGTGCGGCAGGTCATCAATGGGCAACTGAATTACCATGTCTGCGTACAGAGGAAAGCCAATCTCGTACGTGTTAAGAACGGAGTCGTAGATACGGCTTCCGCGCTTCACATACCTCTGCTTATCCTCCGGTGTAGACCCGGCCAGCCTGTCTGACGTAATAGAGAACTCCAACGTCTCAGGCGGGATCAGTACCTCACCACGGTTATTCTGCACTAGCGTAACATTGCGGTTAGTATTGAACCACCACCCGCGCGCTTGGAAGTCCCTGTCGTGAGACTCTAGGGCATTGATTGCCTGCACCACCGACGGATGCCCTGTATTCAACGTGCTTACGCTACGTTCGCCTACAGTGCCCAGTAGATGATTAACAAGGCTCAACTTAGTTTCCAACTGTACTCTCCGTGCAAAAAATAGGGACACCTCCCATATTACTGGAAAGTGCCCCTATGATTGGCTTACGCCTTGAAGACCGCGCCGCAGACGTCGGGACGGTTGACCGTAACACCGAACGACAGGAAGCTGTCGATGAACCACTGCTTCTCTTCCCGGTTGAACCAGATGTCAGAAGTCAGCGGGATCGTCTCACCGGCGAGCAGGGACTTCGGATGCAGGATCACTGCAACCGCCTTGGCCTCGGTAGCCGACACGTCGTACGCATTCGAGTTCTGCGCATTCGACAGGAAGTGATCCGCGATGGCAGCATTCGGAATACGAGCAGTCTTCACGATCGGTGCACCGTGGATTTCGTTGATAATGCCCTTGGCATAGTCACCGTTACCCGCAGCGAAGTCGCGAGACATCAGCTTGTCGTTCTCGTACAGAACCTGGAAGTGCGTCGGACGAACCATGACCACACACTCTTCAGTCGGAATCTCTTCCTCTTCCATCCGCACAAGCAGCTCGACAATCGCCGCAGCCAGCTTATCCGGATCGAGGTCGTCACCCGACGCAGAAAGGGTCTTGTTCTTACCTGCACCGATCGACTGCTTCGAGGCCGTACCATCGCCAATGACCGGGGCGGATGCGAGAGCACCCTTGATGGCCATGATGATGAACGCCTGATCGAAGAACTTGCCGATCTCCTTACCGTGATCCTGTGCAAGCTCCATGCGCGCATCGAAGTGCGTCTGGAACTCGTTGAGCATCGAGCGGTTGTCACGAGCAAGCACAACAGTATCGACCGTCAGAGCAACACGACCGAACGGCGTATTGTCAGCAGGCGGACGCACACCGGGTGCAAGCTTCTTAAGCGTGGTACGACCCACGCGGTTGTTCACGATAGTATCAGTGCCGCGAACCGGCCTGATCTTAACGAACTGCCGCATGATCGAGGACTTAGCGAACTGGTTTTCAACCTCGCCGCCGTACTCCTCAAGCATCAGGTCCGTAGAAAGATCAGACAGTTCCGGACCGGGAATGCCGTAACTCATGTCTGTATTATCTCCTATAGGTTATTGCGTTGCGCAACCGTTATTCCACATACGAAGGCTTAGAGGCCCGCCTGCATTCCGGCCTGCCGCCGAGCCCGAAGGGCGGCGATTTCTGCAGGCTTTGCATTGCGATCATTCGCAGCCTTCATTTCCTTGAGGTACTCTGCACGATTGAGCGGAGCCAACCCCGTAGGAGCAGACGACGTTCCCTGTACGATCTTCGATACGCCAAGGCCGTTGTTGTTCTTGTCGCTCTCGTACAGCTTGCGCAAGTCCTGCGCAGCGTACTTAGCAAGGCGACCACCTGCATCGAGACCCTTGCGGATTTCATCGAACTCCGCCTTGCGGGCAGGGTTAGACTTCTCCTGTGCACGGACCCAAGCGGCAACAGTCTGCCAGTTCTCAGGACCACCCATGACCTCATGAGCCGCAGCAACGGACTCCATGTTGGCCTTGTGCTTGCCGTTGTAGTAGGTCTCGATACCAGCCTTAGCCAGCGTGAACTTGGCATCACCGAGACGGGCTCGTAGCACGTCCCAATTGATGTCCTTGATATCGCCAGACGCAAGTGCCTTCTCGAAGATGGCGTTAGCCTCCACGACAGAGACCTGAGACTCCTTCAAGAGATCGATCACCGAGTTGGCGACCGGATCGTCCATCTTGATATACTCCTGCTTCCACTTGTCGTCGGACTCAGTAGGAGTATCCTTGGGCTTCTCTTGTTCCTTCTTGGTATCAGGCTTTACGCCTTCACCGTGAACCTCGTCTTTGCCGTCGTCCTCCTTCTTCGGAGGCGGGGCATTAGACGGAGCCGGAGGCGGCTTAGGCGCACCGTTAGTGCCCTGTCCGTCATTCAGGTCCTTGGGAGTAACACCCTGTGCCTCAAGAGGCTTCGGCGTACCATCTTCATTAGCGGTCGTCATGCTTTATGCTCCTTTAGCAAATTCGCGAGTAGCGGCAACCTGTGCCTGCCCCTGCGCTTGGTTCTGTTGCAGTTCCATCATCTTCTGCTGCTCAGCTTCAATCTCTGCCGTAAGCTCACCAGTAGTCTTGGTAAACTTGCCGAAGTCGACTTGGCGATTAGTACCAACGACGGCGAGGAACTCTGCAGGCTTAATAGCCCTACGAATATCCTCTGGAACAGCATTGAGCATAGCAAGATCAGAGATCATCATTCGGATATTGTCCAACTCGCCAATGCGAGACAGACTGTCCATACCCGTAATGATCTTCGGTGTAATACCGAGTACCTTGCCGTCGAAGCCGATCTGGTCAAGAAGAACAGTTGCCTGCTGTTGCTGCCATGTAGCAGCCAATCGAGAGTAGACGCCACCATTGGACGTCTCAAGTTCCTGCGCGTCCTGTCTGATTTCCTCAGCAGTGACACGCTCTGCGTCTCGGCGGATAGCTGAGTTAAGCAGGAACGCCTGCGCAACTCGCCGCTCATGTCGCTCGATCATTTCAGCAATGAACCGAGCATCCTGCAGCTTGTCTACTTGGATCGTACTAACGTCACCCTCTTTGCCCGGATGATACGAGCCGGGTGGTGAGTTGTTCAACTGTACGATGTCAATCAGAGACTGCGGGCTCACAAGAAACTTGATGTCTCCCATGATAGCAGCAATGTTCAGTAGCGATCCGTTGAGAGTGTTAACTGCATGGAACGCACCAGAGTACTCTTCCACAAGTCCGCGCCCGTAATCCTCGCCTTGGATAAGGTTCCAAGTAAGCGGTATCCACGGAAGCTTGTCTGCAGTAAACACTGCACCGTCTGTGTCCAACTCGATGTCGTCGGCAGACTGGTACACGTGGAACTTACCGTCATCCTCTAGCACAATACGTGTATAGATTGTGACGTCGGTTGTGTTCTCGTACTGTCCAGACTTCTGCTTGTGCTTAGGCTTAAGCTTGTTAAGTGTCTGAATCTGTACCTGCACCTCAGGAGCAAACGTTTCAAACGCCTTGTTCTCCTTGGTCATGATCTCGATCACGCCGCCGGACAAGTCTCTGAGTACGCGATAGTTCCGCAGGTTGTACACCTGCACAGGTTTCCCACGAGGGTTGAACAGAAGTGCGTTGCCTGTGATGATCAACAGCTTAGCAGCAGTGATCGCCTGTGGCCTGTACGCAACCATGTCCATGTAGTCGGCAGCCTTGCGCTCTACAGCAGCAAGTTCCTTCTCGGCCAACATCATCGCGCCGTTAAGCTGCGCCTCTGCATCTGCCATCTGCGGATCAGTAGCAGCCTGTGCCTGTGCGGCCTGCATTGCTGCCTTGGCCTGCTCTCGCATCTGCTCGCTGATATACAAACGGAAGAACAGCCGCTGCGCAGGGAACAGTGTTGAAATCACCTTGTTAGAAAGATGGTTCACGCACTGTGCGCCGAGACTGTCCTTGTGAAGCTGCAACTCAACGTTCTCAGTGCTCGACGGAGGGAACACACCCGGTAGCGTCCATCGTGCGTATTCTTCGCACTTGTTAATGACGGAACTGACCTTAGTAGTAAGCTGGTCCCATCGGTTGCTCAACATCTTGGAAGTCTCGACGCTGATTGCCATTAGAGCCCCAGTGCTGCGCTAGTACGCCGCTGAGTATTCGGAAGCGGGTTTCCGGTAATTCCAAACGGAGGGGCACCTGACCGCACAGTCGTTCCTGTGCCAGTACCTCCGCCCTTCTTAGTACGAACCCCGTCAGTGAACTCTTCGCTGTCAGGCGGAGCAACATAGTCCGGGGTAGTATCCTTAGCCGCATTCGACTTAGGCTGTGAAAAGCACATAGTTTCTCCTAGATAGCTAAGCCGCTCTTACCTAGTGACCCAAGCGAGAAACCAGAAGATCGCTCTTCTTTGAATACAGGCTTTTGTCGTTCAGCAGGATCGACAGTGTTCGTGATGTCGTCTGAGTTGTTACCAAGACGCACGATCGCTCCGGGGTTCCTAGCAGTAGGTTCCGGTGCAGCCGGGATTTGTGCTTCCGGTGGCATAGGCGGATCAGGTGCCATAAGGCTCATTGCTCCACCCATGACCGAGCCAAGGCCCAGCAGTAGCGTAAGAGGATCACACATAGTCTAACCTCTTTGTCAGGCCGTGTCCACGACGGACGTAGCCAAGTTTCTCGTACAGCGCCTCTAGCATCTTATCAGTGATGCCAAGGCTGGCGCCAACGTTTACCGAAAAGGCGTTGTGCTCGCGAGCAACCTGCTCGAACGCCTTGATAAGGCGAACAGCAGTAAACCCATTCCGGTGTTCTGGATAGACAAAGAGCAGACTTTCGTGAGCATCAACTCTAGGGGAATACCACTGTGCCGTGACATGCCCAAGCATGAGGCCCTTGCCTTCGTAGACAAGAGGAATGATCGTACTAGTGTCGATGAACGCGCGGAGATTCCGCTTTACGTACTCTTCGTCATGCGGGTGATCTTTCATGTACGGACTCTCGTGTTCTAGCCAACGGAGAATATCGCACACAAAATCAAGATCACGTTCTTGCATTCTGCGGATCATCGAGTGTACCTGTGATGATGGAGCGGGTCCGATGCGCCGTAATCCAGTCGACAACTGACTTCTGACCAGCAGAAAACATGATGTCATTGATAGGCGTCTCGGGAGTAATTTCGATTGGTTTGAAAGCCTTCACGAGATTGTCGTAGAAAGCTTCCTGTATGTTCGGAGTGCTAATAGCCAGTTTTGACATTCTTGCCCTCCGGGTCTG